TAAAATGGAATAAAATAAACTCAGGTGGCCGTCAAGGTGTTGAAGATATTATTACTGGTATATGGAATAAACATAATATAAAAGCTAAACCAACATTTACTAGTGGTTTTCGGAAACCAAAATCTGACTTATCTTTAGCTAATACCAAATCAAAACATCCACATGGTATTGCATTTGATTTAAGATCAAAAGATGTTCCTAAAGATAAACAAAGTGCTGTATTTGCAGATTTAAGAAGTTCTTTAGGCATATGGGGACAACATGAAACAGGGAAAGTTAATGCTGGAAAAAGGACAGGAGAACATTACCATTTCCAAGCAGCTGCACAAGGGTTTAAAGGTGTAGTAGACCAAGCAACTATATTCTTAGTAGGTGAAGATGGAGCAGAACTTGTAAATGTTACTCCATTATCTTCACCACAAAATAAGACAACTGCAATGAATGCTTTACAAACAGAAAATGCACAAGGTAAGATGGGTGGTGGAAATGCACCAACAGTAGTAAGTGCGCCACAATCAACAACTGTTAACAATCAATCATCAACTGCAATGGTTATGCCTCCAACTGCATTAAACCCTTCTGCGGGGAGACTTTTCAGTAGGACATAAAAAATAAAGGGGGAAGTGTACCGATACGGTTTCACAAGGTATCACGGAGCTCCTGCGGAATGATACCAGCATACTAATGGTTCAACACCATTATAACAAAACACTCCCCCCTCTATCAATTACTGTTCAGCTAACTTCTTAAAGTAGTCCAAAGTAGTATCCTCTGGTGCATCAACAGACGCAATCGGATCACTAGTACTCTCTTCAATTGTTCCAACAAACTCGCCACCAGCATCATGTGCAATGACTGTATTGAAACGTGATTCAAGTTCCTGATAACTCTTAAAGTTCTCTGGAGCAAGAATACCTTGAAGTGAATGCTGTGTTTTCCACAACTCTTCAAGTTTACCATCATCACCATCTAGTAATTGAGTTGGAGCTGCAAACTCTGACTTATCATAATTTGCATAACCATCCACTTTACGAATCTTCAACTTGAAGTTAGCACCTGCCCAGAAGTCAAAAGGGTTGATAGGTGTTTCGTCTTTAAACTCTGGATTCATTACACTTTCGATTTTCTCGAAAATCTTTTTACCATAACGAAACAAAAATACCTTACCTTCGTTCTCAGCGTTCATGCTGTCTTCAATCACAAGAATATTGCTGTAGTAACTTAACTTTCGTTTTCGTTCTCTTGCAATACTCTTATCAGATTCAACACCAGAATTCCATAATGTAGTATTAGCTACTGAAACAGGGTCTTTAGTTCCACTAGGAGCATCAGACCTCGGTGTAGTCAAAGAGTTCTCAATGTACCAGCCACCTGGCCCTTTGAACCCATGAGTCCACAACCGTACCCAAGGCACATCTTCCTGTTGAGGTGCCGGAAGGAAACGGATAACGGCATAACCGTTACCAGTATTATCTTTCTCACACTTCCAAATACGGTCATCTTCGTAGGAAGGTTTCTCAGCTAGTTTCTCAACTTGCTTTGTGAGGTTTTGTAAATTGTTCATACGATTTGCTTTTAAATCTTTAAAACTACCCATTTGTATTACTCCTTATTACGTTATATTATTAAGTATCATTACAAACTATCATCACCTACATTACAAAGGAAGTTTAGAACTGCGATCTTTCATCATGTTAAGTTCATAAGCTTCTGCTTCTATCTTATCCTTAATCTGCTTGTTTAACATCTTGGCAACCATTTCAATTTCACAATCAACATCATTAGTATATTTTAAAATAGCATCCATGTATGTCATTTGTTTTTCTCTGACCATTTTATCTAATGTTTCATTAATATTAACACTCATTTGATATCCTTTACAGAGTCACAAATTTTAAGCTTCTTTGCTTCTTTTGCACTTAACCAAACATCAGTTGCTGGTAATAGATAAGACCTGATTTGTTTTTCATTTAAACCTGTACATCTTTTATAATGATTAATCATCCTTTCAGTTGTAAGTTCAAATTCTTTACCTACTGCAACAAGCTCATGTTCTTTACCCCAACTACCCCAAGAAAACTGGTGTGACATAATAGAGGTATTAGGTGTTAGAACTCTATGACCTTTTTCACCAGCTATAAACATCATAAAACCAGCAGATGCAATTTGTCCTAATCCAGTTGTATGTATCGGAATGGGACAACCTTTCATTACATCAATAACAGCAAATGCAGCGTTTAAGTCACCGCCAGGTGAGTTAATAATGATTTGCAGATACTTAGGTCTAGGTACAGTCCAGACTTTTGTTAAAATAAAGCTAATCAAATCTTTACAAGTTTCTTGACTAACCTCACTCATAAAAAGATATACACCTTTATCTTCGGGAGAGGGTTCGGACTTCTTTTCTTTATCAGACATAGGATTTTCCCTTTCCATTAAATTAATACCTGTAAGGATCAATATAAAATATATGATCCCCTATTGTAGCCACCGTCAACATTTTACGATTCCAATATGGGTCAACATCATTTCTATGATAGTGAGTAGCACCATTTAAGAAATCGTTGACCTTCCATCGTTCACCGTAGTTTTTAATGTGTACTCCCGGCAGTTCTAACATTGCCTTTGCAATAGTAACTGCAACCTTCCAAGCAATCTTATCTTTAGGTCTATCGGGTAAACCATCACAAAACCAAGAGAAATGACATTTGTTTCTAACGACTTTCCCGTTTTTCCAATTTGCCTGCTTAACAACTTTGCAGATAGTATTGGGAAACCTTTTACTGTTCATCCTATTTATAGTCACAAGAGCGACTGCAATTTGACCTTTAGTAGTTTGGTCACGGGCTTCAAAATAAATGTTTAGTGCCAAACAGGTTGTTTCCTGTTTAGTAGAAAATCCACTTAACATGAATAAAGATAGTATGAGTAATAATAGTTTCATAATGAAAAAAGGGGATGGTTGCCCATCCCCTCTCTCTTAGTTACCCCAATGTGCAGTAAGGGCTTTACGACAAGCAAAGACATCCTTTGCTCCACCAGCCAAGTCACAATCCTTAAATGCAACCTGTCCAGTAGCAGGTGAAGTGTAGATATTTACCCAACGTGGAAGACCAGTTACATCAGCCTCTGCTCGGGTAATCTGTCTAGCATTCTTCATACCTACTTTTGGTTGACCAACAGTTTTAGTGTTACGCATAAAATAAATCTCCTAAGTTAAAATCAAGTTTCGTGATGAACCATTCATCACTTCAATATAACCATTATATCATAATGGTATTCGTTATACAAGGAAAAAGTTTCCCTTGTTCTGGAGCGGGTGGCGAGGCTCGAACTCGCGACATTCACGTTGGCAACGTGAAGCTCTACCACTGAGCTACACCCGCTTTCTCATCTTATAAAATTTTTAATCCATCTTATTTTTGCTTCTTTATGTACTCTCTCTTTATTAACATACTCCATTAATTGTTTGATATGTTTTCTTACTAAATCAACAGCATAAGCATTTCTTCCATCTGCAAGAGTTTCTGGAATCTTTCCAAAGTTATTTGATTTTAAAGCAGCTTTATATCGTTCCTCTGGCAAAAACTCCTCAGGCATTGTATCACTTTTAGACTGATTAGCAGTTTTACTAGCTTTCATTATATTATTTTCGTATCTACCATCTCTATGATAAATAATATATGCATGGCCTAGTGCTGACGTGTAGAAATGTTCTTTTTGTGGATTAACAGCAATCTCACCAGTTATATAACATTGTTTTGTTTTTGAATAATATTTATCAACAATAGATGCTTTTGAAGGAACATGAAGTTCTTCAAGTTTATAAGCTTCTATTACAATCTTCTCTGAAAAACCACCAATACAGCCGTCATAGTTTCCGTCCACCCGTAATTCATTTCTAGCATCTACAAATAATTTACATTCAGCATTAGGCATACCACTACCATCTTTTGCGGGATATACCCTTACCCATTCACGAATTGAATGGTAAGCAGGTAAGCCAAAATATGAACACATAGGACAATGCGCATTTGCTTCAACAGAGATGAGTTTCGCATAATCTGGACTTGTATCTTTTAAAAGATTTGTTGGTTGTTTTCCATAAAACATAAAATCTTTAGGAATACACAATGCTGACAAAACTTTACCACCCAAGGTTGTATCATCTTCAATAGGTTTATATCTGAGTACTTTATCAATATACTCTAATAATCCAGATTTTACATGATTTTTCCAACTGTCATAATTTTCATAAAACACACCTGTATGTTGATGTATATATTCCTGCTCTTTTTCCCAGTTATCTGGATCTACGGAGTAGTTATCGGTACGCTCTTCTTTTATTTTTTGCAATTCAGTTATTTCCATCATTTATCCTTTTTTTTCATAATGTAACATATTTCATACCTTTCAATCATATTATTATTACTGTCCCTAGTTGACTCAACAGGGGGTATTATCTTAATTTCATCAATAAGATTAAACTTTTCTTCAGCAATAGTTTTCATATCATTGCCCATTTCATACCCCCTACATTGTTTACCCATCACGAAACAGAATAATCCACTTGATTTTAAAACACTATCACATTCATTAACTGTTTTTCTCCAATACAAATCAAGCCATTCTTTATATGTTTTGTATAAAGTCGTTGACTGCAAATCACTACCACCATACAACTCTAAATCATAATAAGGCGGACAAAAGAAAACCTTGTCATAATCCTTATCAATAACCTCTGACATTCCTTCAGATGGTATGCAAAATGTTTTTAAATCATACGGGGTATCATTAAATAAGCCACCTCTATGAATATGTTCAAAAAGTTCCTCTGATGTTTTTAACACTTCTGGTTGCACATCAACTATATGCAATTCTGTATAGTTTTTACTATTCATTGT